GTCAGTGAAACCACTCCCACAGTTAAGGCGATAATTGTATCCATCGTCTTCTCCTTCTACTATTACGGCACCTAGTCTTCCTTCGTTACGTCCTGTGCCTTCTTCGACGTCAACGACGGTTAATGTAATTTCGATAAACGGTTTTGCTTTTAACCAAGCATGTGTACGTTTGCATTCGTAGGGTGCATCAATGTCTTTTATCATAACCCCTTCGTAACCACCGTCTACAGCCGTCTTATTAAGCTCTACAAAGCGTCTATTGCCTTCATCAGTACTTAGGTCTACCTCTTCCCATTCACACGCTGTAACGTGCTCTAAGATGTCATTGTTTTCAAGCACCCAATACTTAACTAAATTACTACGATATGTTTGTGGTTTATCCCATCCACCTTCTAAAAAGTCTTTCAACGGAATAAAGTCAAACAAGTGTAGTACTGAGTCAGTTGCGGCTTTACCATCTTTTCTGTGTACTTGCTTCATAAGGTCTTGGAAGTCTTTGCTCATTACTTCACCGTCTAATACACAATCATAAGGAGCAGGTGTACAACTTAGTACGTCTTCAATCTCTTTAATAATATGTGGAAAGTTATGAAACTGTTTACCGTTACGACTAAACAATTCTACCTTGCCTGAACGACATATAGCTAATACTCTTACGCCATCTAGTTTAACTTCAATTTGCTTTTTGCCTACCATTTTCTTTTCATGGTTAGCTGAGTCGTGTGCTAATGCACAAGTAAATGTAGGGATAGCATACTGTGGAAATTTCTTAGCAATCTTGTTTACAGTCTTTTCACTACAACCACAACGTAGATCTTTAATAAGGATTCTACGATAGAACATGTTCCATTGTTCAACAGTACATGTACTTTTAACTAGATTGATTGCATCTCGTGCCGCATGTCCAGTAAGTTCTCTTGCAATTAATTTATCTGCAAGCTCTTTGAATACTGACCATTCACAGCCTTGACCTGACCATTCAACATCTAGTTCGTCTACTTTCTTAACACCAAATGTTACAAGCGGATCAAGTGCCATTCGCACTCCTTCAAAGAACTCGTCTAGTCCTTCTTCCATTGCTTCTAAGATTACTTGCTCTTTTGCTAAACGACTGTTGTCTGCTTCTAGTTTTGCAATAATATCTTGTGGTTGTGTTTTCATGTGTGCCTCTCTAATTAATTATATATGTATAATAGCACCATTAAACACGTTTGTCAACCGAAATTGGACACTAAGGCCGGAATCGAACCGGCGTACACGGAGTTGCAGTCCGTTGCATAGCCACTCTGCCACTTAGTGATTGGCATCGGTGCAGGGAGTCGAACCCCGGCTTACAGTTTTGGAGACTGTCGTGCTACCGTAACACTTCACCGACATAAACTTTTTTTAAAACTACACTATCTTTAGCCCTTTCGAGGCCTCTGTCTCTGCAAAGACACCTTATTGCAGTAAGGCGTAGTGTAGTCATAAAAAAAGCCCCTAACCGAATTAACTGCTAGGGGCTTANNTAAAATAACTTTTTAAAAAGTCACGTCAAGACATACCCCNGGAAGGTGGCCAACAAGTAATATATGTTGTGTTAGTCTTGAACATGTAGTTATTCCTTATCTCTTATTATGTATTTATAATACACTCTTTAGTGTGTTGTGTCAACCTTTTATTTTAGATTTATAATCTTTTATTGCAGATTTAATTGCATCTTCGGCTAATACACTGCAATGTATCTTAACTGGAGGTAATGCAAGTTCTTCTGCAAGATCCATATTCCTTATTTCACCTGCTCTATCAAGTGTCATGCCTTTAACCATTGTAGTTAATAAACTTGAACTTGCTATTGCACTTCCGCAACCGTAAGTTTTAAATTTTGCGTCTTTAATAATTCCATCTTCTACTTCTATCTGTAGTCGCATAACGTCACCACATGCTGGCGCACCTACCATCCCAGTTCCTATGTTATCTTTCTTGGGATCAAATGTTCCAACGTTGCGTGGGTTTTCGTAATGGTCAAGTACCTTTTCGGAGTAAGCCATATAATAGTCTCGTAGTTATATTACACTTATTTATAACTTATTACTGATAAGGATCTAGATCCAGGTACTTACCCCATTCACTATAGTAATGGCGCATGCCTACTTCATCGTGTATGGTTCCGTTCTCATGTCTACCATGCAATATGTTACGTGCTTCTGTGCCTTCACGCATTGTAGTTCCTTGTCCTGCTACACCAATTAGATCTTCATGTAGGTTACGTCCAAACGGTCCCCATATGCTGTTGTGATGGTTGATACGTGTGCGTCTTTCTTCTGGTGTGTCTTTACGTAGTCCGTAACCTCTAAACTCTATAAGCACCTTGTTAGGTCCTAATGGAGTTACTGAGTCACTACGATATGCACTCCCCCTAAGGTTAAAGTTGAAGCCTGGGAATAGGTCGACCATGTACCACTGGTTGGGCGGCAGATTGGGAAAAGATAACTCCCCTCGATCCTCAAAGCCGTCATACTCAGTATAGTTAACAGTAAAGCTAGACACGTTAACATGACCATTATCAAAAGGAACATTTTTTCTAGCGAAATATTCATCGTTGAATCCTGACACACGATTGAAGTAGTGCATGAAGTCGTGATAGAATTCACTATTAGTATCATGCCATAACTTGTAGTTGGTATTTATGATTGCTTTGTGATAGTGGAACACTTCCATTTCTTCTGTGTCAATAGCATCAGCAATACAATCAAATGCTCCTGCTGTCCATTCTTCAACACTCTGTGTAGGATTAGGATCTAGTGTTACCCATACCATACCTCCGTGCTTTACTTCACAATGTAGTTGTGGTTCAACAGTTACAATAGGTGCTTCTAATGTACCACTAGGACTGTGTATGCCATAGTTACGATATGCTCGAACACCATCGCCTGTGTTGTATGCAATAACATTAACACCTGCTATTTGTGTTGTTCTGTAGTCTAGTGCGTTATACATTTCGCTAATATGGCACATAGGTACCCATACTTTACTAAAGATACGTTCTTGCTCTTGTGCAAATATTTCTGGTGAATTGTAGGCTGTGCTACTGATTGATTCTACGTTTGGTTGTGCTAACCAATTCTTATGATTACGTGGTGGCATGATTTCTCCTTATGCTATATTTAAATTATTATAGCACAGAAAAATGTCAAAGTCTAATAGTATGTGTCTATTACGTTATAGTTGGCTCTAGGGGAAGGACTCGAACCTCCACGATAAATAAATTGCAGTATATCTATCATATGATTAACAGTCATACGTGTCTACCAATTTCACCACCCTAGATTATAACTTATATCTTGCTGATCTTTTCTAGTGCAGGAATCATACGTGTAATACCTATGCCTCCGCCTACTCTCTGGAAGAAGTCAAATTCTAAAAACTTTTCTAGTTCTGCTTCTACACGTTCTTTACCAAACAGTTCGAACAGTAGTTTTGAGTATGCTCCATCTGTAATACTATGGAATGTATCACGCATCATATCAACATCACAACTACGTTCTGCTGATCCAATAGTTTCCATACCACCTAAGATAACATCCATCTTTTTAGCAGTATTGCCGTCATCGTTTCTAGCCATGTTCCAGAAAGGTGAAGTTAGTTCAGGGAAGTTTGTAATAAGTGTTTGTCCAAATTCTTCTTCCATTGCTAATTCGTGTTTAGCATCCATTTCAACATCTACAGGTAAGTCAAAATGTGCTTGCCAATCACTGTATGTCTTTTCTGTGATTTTACCAAAGCCTAGGTATTCGCATAGTTCATACTCCATTGCTTTTAGGTCATCTACACTGCCTGGCATTTCAAATTCAAACATTGGAAATATTATATCGTGTCTACCTGGGATTGCATTAGGCTCTTGTCTATAGGAAGTGGACACACAAAAAAACCCCTTACTAGAGGGGCTACTTAATAATTCATGTTCTAACCACATCTGGCCTGTTTGCGGCAATGGCCAAGTGTTGCCTGCGTATTGGTATGTTGCTACATTGAATGGATCTTCACATGCGGCAAGTATGCTTAGTCTGTTTTGGGTATGGACTTCTAAGAATCCTTT